GGATCTCTAGTATCTAGGATCTCTAGTATCTAGGATCTCTAGTATCTAGGATCTCTAGTATCTAGGATCTCTAGTATCTAGGATCTCTAGTATCTAGGATCTCTAGTATCTAGGATCTCTAGTGCAAATATATATAATATATTTTTAATTTTCAAGTTAATTTAAAATATTTTTTTAAATACAAAATTACCAACATCATATATTTTTAATATACCTCTTTCTTCCATAATTTCAGATTCTGATTTATTAGGATCAAAACCATTTTTTATTAAAATATCTTTTCTAAATTCAAACCTATGTTTTCTTTTTTTATTGATAATATAATAATAATTTGGATCTGTTATTCTGATTTCAACAAAATCTAATTTTTTATATAAATTACCATTACTCCATCTTTTATCAGCATAACTAGTAATTTCAATCGGATTATAATTTTTAACAAAATAATTTAATAATTTTGATGCACCTCCAACAACTGATAAATTTAATTTATTACAAAATCTAATAAGTTCATATTCACCTTTTTTCATTACCTTACTTCCAAGAGCAATTCTTTTTTTACCAAATGTCATTAATGACACTAATTCATTTTTATAAAATAATCCAATGTTAACAGAACTTCCGGCACTACCCTGTATATGGTTTTCATTTAAAAAATTAGATTTTTCTTTTCTTTTTATAATTTTTATATCACATTTTCTTGCATATATTTTATTTTCGATTTTATTTAATTTATTTAATAAAATACTTTTAACTATTTCTTTTTTATTATCCCATTCATCTTCGAATATATGAATTAATTGAATATTTTTTGAATCACAAATATTTGTTTTATTTAAATGATATTTGTCATCTTTAAATAAATTTGAATGAAAATAAATTCCATTAAATTCTATTGCTATATTATGTGAAGGAATAAATATATCAATTTCTTTTCCATTCAATATGTTTCTATCATTCTTAATAAAATTAATATTATTTTCATTTAAAAATTCACATAAATCATTTTCTTTTATTGATGAAAATTCACTAATTGGATTACATATTGTACATGGATATATTTTATTTTCATTTCTATAATATAATAAACTTCTATCAATAAAATAGTTTTTATTACATATTTCACAAAATATTTCAATTTTATTACCAGTTGAATTTATAATATTTAAATCACTATACTTTTTTTCAAATTTAATTGATGATAAATTGTTTTTTATATCTCTATTTTTTTTTAGTAAAATAGGAGTTGTTACACCATATTTTTTAATATTTGTTTCTTTTATTTTATCTTTTACTTTATTTAATTTCGAAATGTGTTCAACACCATATTTTTCTATTGTTTTTTCTTTAATTAATTCTTTATCTGAAAAAATATTTGAAACACCATATTTCAATATATTAGTATTGTTTATTTTATTTTTTATTTCTTTTGAATTAATAGGAGAATTACCACCATATTTTTTATTATTTGTTATCTTAATTTTATTAATATGGTCAATATCAGAATTTGTACAATTCAATGAACAATATATACCATAACCTTCGTTTATTGATTTTTTAAATTTTAATTTAGTTCCACATTTTTTACATGTTGGAATTTCTTTAAATTTATGTATATAATGCCATATTTTATTTTTAAATGACATAGATTCAAAATGTGATGTATAATCAATTATTTCTTGATATAAATCACTATAATTTTTTTTAACAAAAGATTCTTTACTTTTATAACCTGATTTATTATTTTCAGTAAATAAATTTATTAAATCCATATATTTTTCTATTTACATGATATTTATACAATGTATGATAATAAACTCATAACAAAGATAACAATAAATATTATAAAAAAAATTAAAAAAAGATAATATGGCGGATTTATTAATGAAAATGCCGGTTCCTTACGAACCGAAAAGACAAAATAGATTTATTCTTCGCTTCCCTTCAAGTTTAGGAATAAACGAATGGTATGTATCTTCAACATCTAGACCTAGTGCAAAAATAAATTCTGTTGAAATACCATTTTTAAATACTTCAACATATGTTGCCGGCAGATTTACTTGGAATGAAATTAGAGTTACTTTTAGAGATCCTATAGGTCCGTCAGCATCTCAGGCTTTAATGGAATGGTTTCGTTTGCACGCTGAATCTGTAACTGGACGTATGGGTTATGCTGCTGGTTATAAACAACCAGTTGAATTAGAAATGTTAGACCCAACCGGAGTAGTAGTTGAAAAATGGTTACTAGAAGGATGTTTTATTACAGATTTAAATTTTGGTGATCTTGATTATTCAAGAGATGAAATTGCAAATATTACATGTTCATTAAGAATGGATAGATGTATACAAATATTTTAATTTTAAAAAAAAATATTTAAAATTTATACTAATTCCCATAAAATCATTTATGGGAATTTTTTTTATTATAATTTACATAGTTAATGTTATTTTATATTTTTTAGTAATTATAAAATAAAAAAATATGGAAGAATTTAAAATTGATCCCACTATTGCGTATGATGTTGTTGAATTACCTTCAAGAGGTATTCATTATGTAAATAAAAAAAAGTCTTTAAGAGTATCTTATTTGACAGCATCCGATGAAAATATTTTATCTGCACAAAATTTAATATCAACTAATATGGTTGTTGATGAACTTTTAAAAAGAAAAATATTAGATAAAGATATTTCAATTGATGAATTAGTAGATGAGGATAGACAAGCGGTTTTATTATTTTTAAGAAATACCGCTTTCGGATCTGAATATACTTTTTACTCAACTGATCCTAAAACAAATGAAGAATTTAAATCAACTGTTGATATTAGTGAAATTAAATTTAAAGATTTTAATTTAGAACCTGATTCAAATGGTGAATTTAATTATCATATGGAAAAATGTAATGTTGATATAACTTTTAAATTTTTAACAAAAAAACAATTAACTCAAATTAGTGAAATAGAAAAAAGTTGGAATGGAGTTGGTATTGCACCAATAGTAACAAAACAACTTGAAATGATGATAAAATCAGTTGCAGGTAATAGAGAAATGATGAATATACATCAATTTGTTGAAAGATTACCAATTAAAGATTCACAAGATTTTAAAAAATATGTGAAAGATAATACTCCAGGTTTAGACCTGAAAAGAAGTGTAAAATCCCCATCAGGAGAGTCCGTACAAGTTGAAGTTGGATTTGGGGTTGAGTTTTTTCGCCCTTTCTACGGATTATAAAAAAGGACAATTAGACGAAATTTTATTCTTAGTTAAGAAAGGTTTTTCATATGGTGATATTCTTAATATGCCAATTTATGTAAGAAGATATTATATTAATTATATTATTGAGATAGAAAATAATATAAAATAGTATTTATTGTTATAAATTAAAATAATGGCAAATAAAACAAAAGATTTTTATTTACAAGAAATTAGAAGATATAAAGGAGACGTTGGAAAATACAATCAAGCTATTAGTACTTTTACAAAGAATAGCACAGATGACCAAGATTTAGCAATGAATGCTTTGCTTGAATATAATAATGAAGAAAGAAAAAAAAGTAGTTCAAGTAACATCAATTATAAAGGAGTAACAGAAAAAGTAACTGGTATTCAAAGTCTTAATTATAGTGTTGCATCAAGTTCATTTATGAGTGAAAAACCTGAAGCATTGGCAGGTGCAATTAACAGTTTGGTTGGAATATTGTCATCAGAAAAAAAAGATGTTAAAGGAAATGAAATAGGTATATTAAAACAATTAACAAATAGTATAACAGAATCTGCATTTGAAGGTGTTACTGATATTTTAGATAAAGAAGTTAAATTAAGAAACGATATTAATTCAGCTATTGGAATTTCTGGACAATTATCTAGAGATTTTAGAAATGAAATAATGGAATCTTTACCAACTGTAGAATCAATGGGATTTAGTTTTGATGATTTAAGTAGAACTATAATAAAAACAATGGAACAAACGGGTCGTTTTTCTTTAGTTAATAAAGAAACGATGGAAAAGATGGCAATAACATCAAGAGCGTTTATTGGTGACATGGAAAATTCAGCAAGATTAATTAGAGACTTTGAATTATTGGGTATTGGTAATGAAGATGCTCTTGAAAATATAAATAAAATTGGTCAATCATCTTTAAACATTGGTTTAGTTTCTAGAAAAGTGGTATCTGAAGTACAAACTAATTTAGGTAAAATAAATGAATATGGTTTTAGAAACGGTATAGAAGGTTTAACTAGAATGGTTCAAAAATCCACAGAATTTAGAATGAGTATGGATGGAGCGTTTAAATTAGCAGACAAAGTTTTTAGTCCAGAAGGTGCAATAGAATTATCTGCAAATTTACAAGCAATTGGTGGGGCTATTGGTGATTTAAATGACCCATTAAAATTAATGTATCTAGCGACTAATAATGTAGAAGAATTACAAGATGCCATAATAGGTGTCGCTGGTTCATTAGCAACATATAATACTGAACAAGGTAGATTTGAAATTACTGGAATTAATTTGAGACGTGCTAGAGATTTAGCTAATGAATTAGGAATTAGTTATAATGATTTAGCTAATGGTGCAATCGCTGCAGCTGAAAGATCATCAGCAGCGGTTGATTTATTATCTAGTGGATTAAAATTAGAAGATAAAGAAAAAGAATTCTTAACTAACATATCAAGAATGGAAGGTGGTAAAATGATTATTGATATTCCAGAATCATTAGCTTCAAAATTAGGTATAAAAGAAACTAGAATCGCTTTAGAAAATTTAGACCAAAATACAGCCACCGCACTTCTTGAGAATCAAAAATACTTTGAAACATTATCACCTGAAGAAATAGCTAGAGAACAATATACCGCAACGCAACAATTAGAACTTAGTGTTCGTGAAATATTAACAATTTTAAAAGTTAGATTCGCCTCTATGGCAAGGGTACCTTTAGAAGATGTTGATACTTTAATTAAAGGAATAAGTGATTATATGAATCCTTCAGATAAAAAAAGTTCGACAAATAGTTATTTAGAATCTATTACAAATTCTGGTATTGAACTTTATAAAAAATATATTAACGATGCTGAAAGTTTATCTTCAGTTAAAAATAAAGACAAAAATATTAATATTAATCAGACCATTTCCACTAGAGATGTTGATGGTGATACATTAAAAAGAAAATTATTAAATGACCCAGAAGTTCAACAATATATTAAACTTTTCGGTAGTCGTGAATATCTTGGATTTTAATAATTATAGCATGTAGGATAGTTTTTAATAAAGTTAAAAATAAAGAAAATGATAGAAAGTAAATTAAATTTTAAAAACACTAAAGAGTTTAGAGACACTTGTATAGACAAAACACTAAAAAGACCTAACGGTCCTCAAACTTTTACAGAGTCAAATTATAGTGTACGTTCTATCAATATATTATCAAATGTAGATCCTGGTGATGTAAAAACAAATTGGAACAAATTTTTTAAAGATAGTTTTGGTTTGAATTTATTTCAGTATGATAAATTTAACGAATATGTAAATTTATCTAATTTAAATTTAAAATTAAATAATAATGGTAAAGTATATTCTGGATATATTGGTTCATTTACAAGAGTTGATACTGGAATAATAGGAATAATGACAGGAAAAAATTTTGATAATGATTCAAAATTAATGAAATTTGCTGTTAAAAATATTAGAGAATATAAAGAAGGACCAGTTTTATCTAGAATAACTCAAAACTTAACTTCATCAACAATAGGTAGAATCAGAATTGCTGATGCAATAAATGGTAATCTTTCAACGGCTTTAGGTATTATAACAGGTAAAGAACCTTTAATTGATAAAAATTATAAAATAACAGTTTCAAGTAGTTTAGTTGGTAAAGGTATTGATTTTTTACAAACTGTTGCTGGAGTCGAACTACCATTCAGTCAAATACCTGGAGACTATTTAACTAACCCAAATAATCCCACACAAAATGGAACTAATTTAGTAAATAGTGGTAATGGATTAATACAAGATACTCTTAGTGTCGCGGGTTCAATTTTTAATATTGATAAAAAAAGAAAAATAGCAACAAGACCATCAGATCTTATGATTCAATATATGGGAGATGGTCAAAAACAAATACTATTTAATAATTTATCTTATTCAAAATATTCTCCAAATTATACAACTAGAGCCAGATCTCAACAATCATCAAAAGTATTAAATTTTGTTGATAATGTTGCGAGAGACATAAAAAACGCTTTAGGGGTAGAAGCACCTAGTGGTATTGCATATATTGGTGACGATAGAAGTGAAGATGTTAAATACGCAACAACGGATTTAAATGGAAATATAGTTAGAAGTAACTATTATCTTAGTTTAATGTTTGATCCTATTTCCGCAAATTTATTTGAACGAGTAAAAAATATATCTGAAGGAGGAAATATTAGTGGACCTTTAACATGGATTAGTAAAAATTCTACTAATAAATTAGGTTTACATAATAAAGAATGGAACGAAGAATCTACAAATTTAAATGATTCTTTATCTACAAAATATGGATTTAGAGAAGATTCTATTTTAGGAAAAACACAAGAAATTCTAAATAACATGCCTAAAGACGGTTTATTGTCTAAAACTCATGTTGGTAATGTAATAGACCAAACAACTAGAATTTTTAAAGAGGGTGAAAAAATGATGTCTAAAGGTTCCGCGGTACAATATGTAGATAAATACACTAAACAACCAACCGGTATAGAATATTGTAGAGTTTGGACTAAAGATAGGTCTTACATGAATTATTCAGATACAATGAAAAGAACTGGCAATATCCGTAAGTTTGAAGATAGTGTCATTTCAGCACCCTGGAATTTAAATATCGCTCCAATGTCTAATGGTAATAAAGATTTTCGTGGAGTTTCTACCAATATAATGGAACAAGGTAGTGGTTTTTATGCTAAAAAATATATGTTTTCTATTGAAAATTTGGCTTGGAAAACTTCAAACACACCTGGTTTCACGTATAATGATTTACCCTACTGTGAAAGAGGTCTAAATGGTGGACGTGTTATGTGGTTCCCACCGTATGATTTAAAAATAAATGAAAATAATAGTGCCAGATGGTCAGATAATACTTTTTTAGGTAGACCAGAACCAATTTATACGTATCAAGATACATCAAGAACTGGTCAATTATCATTCAAAGTAGTTGTTGACCACCCTAGTATATTAAATTTATTAGTTAGGGAACATTTTACAAATATGAGTGACGAAGAAAGTGAAAACTATATTAAATCTTTCTTTTCAGGATGTGAAGAATTAAATTTTTATGACTTAATAAGAAAATATACATATTTAGATACCGATGATATTAAATTAATACAATCATATCTTGAAAAATCAAAAGACTCTCAAGTAATAAAAACATTTAAAACAGTAGTTAATCCAATTGAAGTACCACAACAAAGTGGTAATAATAATAACATTTCTAAAAAAATAACAAAAGAATTTAATTTAAAATTTGATAACGATTATCCGGGACCAAATAATTCACTTTATACCAATACGGAATATGGAAAATTATTTGAATCATATTATATAAAAAAAGACCAATATTTATTGAAATTACAAGAGGACTTAAGAAGTATACCTGGTTTAACTAAAACACAACAATTAAAAAATGAGATTTCATATATATTTGGTTCACCTAATGTTGATATAACTATAGAAAAAATAAATGAAAAAATAGTTAATACCGATCTTGACTATAAAAAAGCGGAAAATGATTATTTAAATTATATTGATGTATCAGAAGAAATAAAACAAAAAATATCAGCAAATACAATAAGTAACATTACTTTAACAATTGAATCTTCCGCATCATCAACTGCTAGTGAAACATATAACGAGAAACTTTCATTAAGAAGGAGTTCAAGTATTATAAACGATTTTTTTCAAAAAATAAAAAATAATAAAACACCAAATTTAGAAAGTAAATGGATTAAAAATATAAGTGAAACTGAATCTAAACCAGCGGTTCAAAATAATCCAGATTTAACCGTCGTTACAAAAGGTCAACCAATAAAAATAATAAGACAATTTAAATTAAGTGAATTTGGTTATGAAAATAATCAAGGTAACTTAATTATAAACACCGTAAATTATGGTGAAAATTTTACAGGAAATTCACCGGAAACTAATTGTATTGGAAAAGATTTTACAATATTAAAAGGGTTAAAAATTTATTCCCCAATTGCATTTTTTTGTAGACAATCTAAAGTTAAAATTCAATATGATGAAGTTCAAGTAACACCTGTGGAACCAGTTATTATACCTGAACCAGTTACTGTAATAACCCCTGGAGACGATATTATTATTAATTCACCTACCCAAAAACCACCAATTGATTCTCTTAAGAAAATAATAATGAAAACTCTTTCTGAGTGTTTTTATTTTAAAAAACTTGAAGAAAATTCTCCGTTAGTTTTTAAATCATTAAAAGAAAAATTGAAATATTTTCATCCCGGATTTCATTCAACTACTCCTGAAGGTCTTAATTCTCGTTTAACATTTTTATTACAATGTATTAGACCAGGAGATACTATACCAGTTAAAGGAGTTGCGGATGATAATGACTTAAACGCAAGAAATACTTCATTTGGACCACCACCAGTTTGTATTTTAAGAGTAGGTGATTTTTATCATTCAAAAATAATAATACGTGATGTTAATTTCACATATGATGAAAATATATGGGATATGAATCCTGAAGGTATTGGAATGCAACCAATGATCGCTAATGTAAGTTTAGCGATCGCATTTATTGGTGGTCAAGGATTAAGTAAACCAATAGAAAGATTACAAAATGCGTTATCTTCAAATTTTTTCGCTAATACTGAAATGTATGATGAAAGATCAATTTCAAGTATGGATGAAAAACAAAAAAAAGAATATGAAAAATTCAGTAAAGAATTTTTAACTGAGTTATTGGAATTAAATCCACAACCGAAACAAAAACATCAATCTCAGAACGTAAATAAAATAACTGAAGGAAAATATATCGGTATTTTAGACACAAAAAATAAAGTTTTAAATTATACAAAATATATTAATGATGTTTTTCTTAACACTGAGCAATATGTCAAATCTTATGAAACATTATATAATAAATTAATACCAACATATGGTTTAGAAATAGGTAAATTATTATTTCACCCAACATATAGAAAAATAAATGAATATGATGTATATACAACAACAAGTAGTTCACCCGGAAAAGTGATAACATTATTTGGTCTTTATAAAAAAGATAAAGATTTGTCTATCTTGAAAAGAGGATTACTTACCGCTTTAGTTGAAAAAATTAAAACCAAAAATTTATCTGAAATGTTAAATTTGGATAAAGAATTAACACCAGCAAAACTTACTAGATCTAATGAATTTATAACACCTTTTATTATAAATTATGTCGAAAAAATAATAAATTATTTAGTAGATAAAAATCCATTCGAAGAATTAGAAACTAATAGAAACAATTTAATATCATCATTAGATAAACTTAATTATATAGTTAAGTTTGGTAAGGATAGTAAAATTACAGGAGAAAAAATAACATCAGCAACATTATCTGGATTTACTTATGACATTGTATATAATGAGTATTCTTCATGTATTGATTACATAGAAAAAAACACATCAAAATTTTATAGTGATTTAACTACTTCTATAGATTTTATAAATCCAATTATTCTGGATAATCAATTCGAAAAAATGATGAAAGTTTTATTATATCAAGCGGTAAACGGTATTATGAAAGAATACGAAAAAGATACGATTGTTTTTCCTGAAAATTTGAGAATTAAAATTAGAAAAAAAATTGAAGAATTTGTGGAAAGACCAAAAGAAAATAATTTTAAATTTAGTAAGTTTAACCCAAGAAAAAATACTAAAGAAATAAAGTTCACTATAACAGAATCAATAGATACAAATGAAAACATAAAAGAAGAAATTAAAAAATTAAATTCAGATTCTGTTGAAGTATCCAATAAATTAAATTATTATAAAACAAAAAAATAATGGCAAGAGATTATTTTAACAGATACCAATTTTTTATTGAAGATAGTGAGTTTAAAATTGTTCCTGGAATTGAAATACCGATTAAAACAACAGACAAATATTTTTTTTATAAAAAAGGTATAGATAGACTAGATAAAATATCAGAAGAATATTATAATAGTCCTACATTCGGATGGTTAATATTATTAGCAAACCCAATAGTTGGTAGTATTGAATTTATGATACCTAATAATTCATTATTAAGAGTACCATTTCCATTAATTACTAGTTTACAAGATTATAATAGAAACATAGAATTATATAATTTATATTATGGCGAATAATGATTTAAGTAATAGTGAAAATATATTAGTAAAAGTAGACCAAAATAATCTAATATATATTGACCCTAATAGTATTGTGGATAATGATGGTAATATACAACCAAGAAATTTAAAACAAGAAAATTTGGTGATGTATGTAAATTTAGAAGCTGATTTAATTCCAAGAAGCATACTTTTATCTAAAGACCAGGGGACAACATTAACAAGTATAGCAAAGGGAAATTTTAATTTTTTAAAAAGTCAAACAGGTGATGGTAATTTTGATACAACATACACGGATTCATATGTTGGAAAACCTGAATTAAATAATTCAACAGTAGAAACTGATGATTATTTTTTATATGATAAAAGTTCCCAAAATTTTGGTATAGATTCAATAAGTGTAAATATAAAAGGTGCAAATTATATACCTCAAGTGACAATCAATTTTATTGATGTTAGGGGTAAAGTTTTATTTGAATCTGCATCCGATTCACCATACAAGGCATTTTTTCATTTACCATGGCCAATTTTTTATTTAACAATAAAAGGATTTTATGGTAAGGCGATACGATATCGTTTACATATGATTAAATTTAATTCTAGATTTAGTGATACAAGCGGTAATTTTGAGATATCCACAATTTTTGTTGGTTCAACATATGCGTTTTTGAATGATATTACTTTATCTCAAATTATAAATTCACCATACATGTTTTTGAATGAAAAAATTGAAAATAAGAAATTCAATGAATCAACAGGTAGGTATGAAAAATATGTTTCAAAAGGTTCAAAGGGTTATTCAATTTTAACTTCAATTTTTAATGAATATAAACAAAAAAATTTAATACCCAAAAATATGCCAGTAAAAACTCTAAAAGAGTTGGGTTATATTTCAGAATCTTTAGATAAAATTTTAGAAAAAGAAATATTCAATAATGTTGTAGATATGAATGTTTTATCAGGAATTAAAGACCTTGAAAAAGATATTGAAAATTTCGAAAATATAATAAAAGCTTGGGCAACTAAAAATTTGACAAAAGATTTCATCGTAAAAACAAAAAATTTACAAAATAATACCACAAAAACAGAGTATTGGTATTATATCATAGGTTCAGATAAAACAAAATTAGATACAATAATTAATAAAGACAATAATGGAACTTTAGAGAAACTAATTGTTAATGGAACAGAACAAATAAAAAAAACTTTAGATTTAGTTAATAAATTTTCAAATAAAACAAATTCAGATTTTAAAAAAGTAACATTAAAAAGTGTTAAAAATATTAAAGATTATTACGATATACCAGATTCAAGTAAAAAGGTTGTTGTTGGTATTGACAATTTAATTAATGACATTTACGAAGTTAGAAAATCTTTTGACGAACAAAAGAAAAGACTTCAAGATGAAGTTGAATTAAAAATGAATAATATTATTAAAGACCCATCTAAAGGTTTTGGATTTGAACCAACAATCCGTAACATTCTTGCTGTTATTTTAGCAAATGCTGATGTATTTGTTAGACTAATGAAAGATGTACATGTTAGGTCTTTTGAAAATTCAAATATTAGATCCAATTTATTATCTGGTCTAACTAACGAACAAAGTAAAAATACATTACCAATTTATCCTTGGCCCGAAGTCAAAAAGAAAAATACGGGTTGTAAACAAAATATAATCGCTTATCCAGGAGAACCTGAATTAATAAATATTTTAAATTCTAATAATAAAAGTATTTGGCCTGAAGTAGATTTCGTTGAAGAGTACATTAAAATAGTCACTAATAGAGTTGAAACGAACATTAAAAATGAACCAACAACAAATGATATTAATTATGTATTTGAAAGTGATTTTGATGAAAATAAAATTGATGATATAAGTGGTATTGATGTAGTGAACAAAGATTTACCCTATGTTGATAAAACATTTAGTTCATTTATATATGAATTATATGAAAGAGCTAAATACATTACATTATTTGATTCACACAATAATTCTTTTTTAAGATATTTGGTTGATGAAGAATATGAAAATATCGTAGAATCTATTGATGGAAATATTGATTTAATTCAAGTATTAAAAAAATTAACGAGCATAGATTCTTTATTATCGATATCTACTGATAGTAAAGTATTAAATGGATATATTGTTGACTCATCACCAAATGAAAGATTTTTATATTTTAGAGATAGTCTACCTACAGTTCCATATATAAAAGACATCATAGAATATCCATTTTATTTTGAAAAATATTCTGATGTTTCAAAATCATCTAGCTCATTTAAAAGAGATGAATTAAATTCTGAATTAATAAGATATGTGCCTGAACCATATAGAAAAAATATATATCCATTTAGTTCTAGTTTATATCTGGATTATTTAAATGTTTCATCATTTTCAGATGATAATTTTATATTCAATGGTATTTTATCAATTAATCCAGACCAAGGTTTTGTTTGTTCACCAGTTAATTCAGAATCTTGGGTAAAGACATCATACAAAAAAAATCTGTTTTTACATAATATTAAAATTGGTGATAATTATTTAAATATTTTAAACACACCTTATTTTCATAAACAACTTTACTCTGATTTTATTACCAATAAAGAAGTTGGTAAATATAGTGGGTCAGCATATCTTTTGTTAAATTCATTACCATTTTTAGATTTAGAAGATAAAATTTCATTTAATGGACAGACAATTTTAATGTCTTCACTATTTAGAGAAATTTCATCAACACACTTTGTCCCATATCATTTATTATTAAAATGGGGGTCAATCTATCATAGGTATAAGAATAAAATACTTAATAATGTTGATATATTAGATGGTTTTTTAAATTCTAATAACATAACTCAACCAATTACAGATACGACATTTTTCGATGGTGATTATACTGGTTCAGTGTATACTTCATTTACAATAAATTCAACATCAGTAACACATAATAAAAACGCCGGTATAAATCCATTTTATCAAGCTGTTTTTCATCAAATTATAAATGGTTATAATCATTATAATGTTAATTCAGGAAACACTTCATACAGTGCTGAAACGATATCAAATAAAATAATACATAAAAAAGAAACAAAAAATAATAATTATTGGACTGTTTTTGTCGATAATTCACAGTATTATTCGTCTCAACAATATTATACTTTACTTCCATCTAATGGATTTAATAATACCGATTTAAAAAACAAAAATAATGAAGAATTTTCTTTTGCAGAACAATATAATTTTAGAATTTTTTGGAAAGATGAAATCATAACTTCAGAATTTTCAGGTAGAACATTCGCATCCTATTCAGAATACCCAAGAAATTTTATTTCAAATTCTAGTGTAGATAATATTTTTTCTATTGACTCAAATTATAGAAAGGTTATAGATTTAATTGGTACGTTTAGTCCTAAAATTTTAGAATCTTTAGAAGAAATGTTTTTAGATTTCGCATCCGAAAACGGTAATTTTGAAATTCCATATCAAAGATTTTTAAATGTTAATTATCCTAAGTTTCAAAATATATTAAAAGATTTAACTACAATCGAACATGATCCTTTGAATTTAATATTAAATAATGCCAATAATATAGATTCTCAGATTAATTCAATAAAACAAAAACAAATTAATAAATCTGAAATTATAACTTCAAAAATTCTTAGTAATGAAAATCTAATTAAATTTACTCTTGCAAATCCAAAAGAAATTGACCCATATACTTTTTATGGAACAGCTCAACCAGAATTTTTTAATTATAGTAAAATATTATCTTTATTTAAAGAATCCTCATATGTATCTTCAGAGAATACATTAACCAATCAAAATTATATAAAATTATATATTGGTGAAGATATTGATGGACATTATTTAAACTTTTTTGTGGATAATAATATTAGACTGAACGAAGAAAATATTATTAGATATCGACCTATGGTTCAAATATATGCAGGATATATTAATTCAGGTGGAATAAATAATATTGATAGTTTTAAACAATATTTACAAACATCGATATTCACTAACACAGGTAATGGTATATACGCTGCTGGTTCAGAAATAAGATTACAATATTTTTTAAATTCACTTTTAAAAAAATTAAGTTCATATAAAAATAATAATTTAAAAACACAAGATTCGTATATAAATTTATATAGAGGTTATAATACAGACCAAACAAAGTTAGAATTATATAATTCATTTAAATCGTTTAATGATAAGTGGACTTCAGGTAATTCAATTGGACAAAGATTATTATTAGAAGAATTTTTAATTTTAGATAAATCGAATAGAGATATTGGTGATAAATTTTATTTGAATATTGACAAAATTACACAATTACTAAATCCTAAAAATTCAAATATTAATTTATATTCTGCAATATCTATTTTAATAAAAGAAACTGGATTAGATATGAAGGCGTTACCATCTTATGTTAATTTTTATGGTATCAACTCAAAAAATAAAAGTAAAATATTACCTTCTCAAGATGTTGCTAAAAATTTATTTGGTACGTTTTTAGAAGTGGATTATCAAGATTCATCACCAAAAATTATATTACAATTAGTTGGAAACACATCTAAAAGACTTGACTTATCTGATAGTAAAGAATATAAATTTGCAGATGATAGTTTTTATATTGGAAGTGTTAACAATAATCCATTAATAACCACATGTCTTGAATCTACAAATGATTTAAGTAAATCAAACAAAGTTGTAGGTTTTGAAGTTAGTTTTGGTGACCAAAATCAAGGAATTTTCAAAGGAGTAACATTAGATCAAACGTCATTAAAAAATTCATCAGAATCATATATTGTTTTAGAGAATTTAGCTAGATCTGAATCCGGTGCAGGTGCACATAATGTTGATATTGGTCTATTTGATTATTATAAACAAGCATCTTACAAATGTGATGTTTCATGTATGGGTAATGTTATGATTCAACCAACAATGTATTTTTATTTAAAAAATATACCACTTTTTAAAGGGTCTTATTATATTACAGAAGTAAACCACAGTATTAAAAATAATGTTATTAATACTAATTTTGTTGGAACTAGAATACCATATACATCTTTACCTGATCCAAAGGATTCATTTATAGCTAGTTATAGAGTATTATTTGATAAAATCTCAAATAGAGCGAAAGCAATATTAAAACAAGAAAATGAATCAAATTTCAAAACGACCACCGTACAATATAATGGATATGCGTATACTACTAATATGGGTGATGTAGTTATTAAGGGAGAAAGAATTACTGAAACATCACCGAAAGTTGGAGTTACAGAATTTGGTGTACCATATAATGGATACGACAATGATACAACGATACAAAAAGTAGATAATAATGGAACGTGGTTGAGAGCTATTGTTGTAAAAATGGGTGGACCTAATTATCCAATAGATGAAAATACTTTAGCAAATATTGCTAATGGTGTCACATGGTCAGACGTAAGTAATTCAGATATGAAATTTTATAATTTAAAATTCAGACTTAATATTGCTAATCCAGAAAAAATTAGGAGTGCAGTAACGGAATTTAAAAATCCATTAAACAATAAAACTTTAACTTTAGAACCATATTATCAATTAGATAAATCTATTGGGGATATAAAAGTTCAAGGACCAATTTCTGTTGGACCAAGATTAAGTCAATATGGTATGGGTATGTCATCAAAATTAATGTCAGATTTAAAAATAGATGATGGTGAAGTTATATATTTTAGAATGACATAAATTTTATTTTTTATTATTATTGGATATTTATATATAAAAAATATCATGAATGAAAAATTAAATAAAACTCTTGATAAATATATGTCAAATAGTATCGTTAAAAAAGTATCTAAAGACAATATGGAAAGAGAAGAATGTAATCCACAGACTGGTGAGTGTTATGTAATCAGATCTAAAGATGGTATTATTGAAAGAATTGATAAAAAATTCATAACCGAAGACGGAAGACAATTATTACAAGATTAATATTATGAGATTAGAAAAAAAATTATTAGAAGAAGTTGCTAGATTTAATCAAATCAATAAGTATACTAGAAAACTTATGAAAGAGCAAGAATTACCAGCTGAACCGGCAACTGATTTACCTACGGGGGAAACACCTCCAGCAGAAACACCTCCTACAGGTGATATGTCGGCTCCAACTTTACCACCCCCAGTAGATGATTCAAATACTGAAGAAATAGACATTACAGATTTAGTAAACATGACCAAGTCAATTAAAAATGATATGGATGATACTAAAAGTGAACACAAAGGAGTTATCACTAAAATGGATGACCTTTTTTCAAAACTAGATGAATTGGAGAGTAAGCTATCTAGTATGGATAATATTATAACAAAAATTGACGAATTAGGGTCTAAAATTGAACAAGTTAAAGAACCTACACCTCAAGAAAGATTACAAATGCGTTCTTTAGATTCATATCCATTTAATCAAAATCCACAAGAATTTTTTACACAAAAACAAGGTGAAATGCGTTCTTCCGGAAAGAATGAATATATTTTAACAAAAGACGATATAGAAAATTATTCAAAAGAAACAATAAAAGATACTTTTAATAAACAAGAAGACGATGAATTTAAGTTCTAAAGTAAATTTTTTAATGGGTATGCATGCTCAATTAAAAATAAATCATTGGCAAACAAAAGGTTTTGCTAGACATTTAGCTTTTGGGGATACATATGAAAAATTAACTGGTTTGATAGATACTTTTGTTGAGGTGTCTATGGGAAAATATGGGAGATTCATTTTAGATGATGATACTAATGAAATAAAACTAATTAATTTATCTGAAATGAAACCTAAAGATATGATTTCAGTATGTGTAGATGCGTTAATTGAATTCTCGAATGATTTAGATAGTGAAAAAGATACAGATTTATTAAATATAAGGGATGAAATAATGAGTAGTTTAAATCAACTACAATATCTTCTTACTTTAGAATAAAATAAATAAAATATTTTTTTTCAAAAAAAAAAGAAAACCAAGTTTGTAATTTGGTTTTTTTTTTATATAATTGCACTATATATTTTTTTTAACTAAAATTAGTAACATGTCAACATTAGAATCCGTACTATTACAGTACGAAAAAAACAACAAAGCCGCAAGCGGCAACACGAACAAAGTTTCCCAAGAGGAAAGATTACAAAAGTATTTTTCGGCTATCCTGCAAAAAGGAATGACACATGGTGAAAAAAGGATTAGAATTTTACCGGCACAATCAGGTGGGAGTCCATTTGTTGAAGTTTTTTTCCATGAAGTTTTAGTGGATGGAACTTGGTTAAAAATTTATGACCCAAAACAAGAAGGTAAACGATCACCGTTAAATGAAGTTCACGAAGCGTTATTAATGTCTGGATTAGAATCCGATAAGACGTTAGCTAAAGAGTATAAGTCTAGAAAATTTTTCATTGTTAAAGTTATAGATAGAGATAATGAAAGTCATGGACCTAAATTTTGGAGATTTAAAAATAACTACAAAAACGAAGGTGTTTTAGATAAATTAATTCCTCTATTTAAAAATAAAGGAGATATTACTGACCCTAAATTAGGTAGAGATTTAATTATAACTCTTGGAATTAGTAAATCTGGTAATGGTAAAGAATACACTACAATTACATCAATTATTCCTGATGATATTAGTCCTTTACATACAGATAACGAGATTAGTGATTCTTGGTTAAACGATGAATTAGTTTGGTCTGATGTTTATTCTAAAAAACCAGAAGAATATCTTGAAATGATTGCTAAAGGTGAAACACCTAGATGGGATTCCGTAAATAAAAAATGGACTTCTTCAACTGAAGAAAATGTCGTTGAAACGGGTAAAAATCATCCTATTGTTGATCTTCAAGAAGATGTGGATACAGAATATGATGACAACGAATTACCGTTCTAAAAAAATAGTTATCACACTCTCAAGGATAAAACATCCTTGAGAGTTTTTTTAATTTTTTCAAAAAAATAATATGGCAATCAAGAAAAAAGATTTTTCTATATCAAACATAAGTAATAAGTATTCTAGTAAAATGACCTATAAACCAGATAGGTTTTTAGATTTAGGAGACGCATTTTTAGACGCTACTGGATTACCAGGACCTGCTATTGGACATATAAATATGTTTCTTGGTCATTCAGACACAGGTAAAACAACGGCATTATTATCAGCTGCAGCTGACGCTATTAAAAAAAATATATTACCCGTTTTTATTATTACTGAACAAAAATTTGCTTTTGACCATGCCGAAATAATGGGTATCCCTATTAAAGAAGAAGTTGACACAGAAACAGGTGAAATTACCTATTCTGGAGATTTTATTTTTAGAAATGATTTTGAGTATATTGAACAAATTACCGATTTTATTAATGAAATGATAGATGACCAAGAAAAGGGTGAAATTCCTTATGATTTATTATTTCTTTGGGATTCTGTTGGTTCGATTCCTTGCAAAATGACGTGGGAAGGTAAAGGAGGAAAACAACATAATGCGTCTGTATTATCAGATAAAATAGGTATGGGTATTAATCAACGCATTTCAGGTTCAAGAAGGTCAGATAAAACACACACAAATACATTGATTATTATTAACCAACCCTGGGTTGAGTTACCAAGTAATCCATATGAACAACCTAAAATTAAAGCCAAAGGTGGTGAGTCGGTTTGGTTGAACTCAACATTAGTATTTAGATTTGGTAATGAAAAAAATGCCGGTACAACTAAAATTCCTATTACTAGAAATAAGAGAACAATTACGATTGCAACAAGAAGTAAAATCACCGTTATGAAAAATCACGTTAATGGTATTCAATTTGGTGATGGTAAAATTATGGTAACTCCACATGGTTTTATGAAAATGAAAGAGGCTTCAGAAGAAAAACAATCTAAAGAATCTTATATTAAAGAACATATGGACTATATTAGTCGTTTATTTGGAGAGCAAATTACTAGTGTTTCAGACATTAAATTTGAACCTGTAGTAGAAGATGATAGTGAAGATTGATTATTGTTTAATAATATTAATTATGATTAATGATTAATGTATTATTAGTTGATGGAGATAATTTATTAACTATTGGATTTTTTGGTCTTAAAAATCATTTCTATAAGGGGAACCATATAGGTGCTATATACCATTTTGTTAATACTTTACGTAAGGCTATTGAAATATATAAATTAGATAAAATAGTTGTTTTTTGGGATGGTAAAGAAGGTTCATCTTCCAGAAAAAAATATTATCATTTATATAAAGAAAATAGAAAAAGTAGAGTCAAAACCGAAGAAGAGATACATTCTTATGAACAACAAAGAAATAGAGTAAAACAGTATCTTGAAGAACTTTTTGTTCGACAGGGTGAGTATGATTATTGTGAGACAGATGATGCAATTGCATATTATTCCCAAAATTCTCTAAATGAAAAAATAACTATATTTTCATCTGATGGGGATTTAACTCAATTGGTTTCAGAAAACACAAGATTATTTAATCCTTCTCATAGTAAAATGTATAATTTAAAAGATACATTTGTTTTTCACCACGAACAAATTAGGGTCGAAAATATTAAAATAATAAAAATGTTATGTGGTGATCCATCAGACAATATTGCGGGTATAAAAAATCTTGGAATTAAAAGATTATTATCTGTAGTCCCAGAATTAAAAACAGAAGTAATTAGTTTAGATTTTATTATTAAACGATTTAATGATATTTTTAAATCAAATAAAAGTAATAATAATTTCGTAACTAATTTACTTACTGGTGTAACAAAACATGGTGTATTTGGAGAAGAATTTTTTGAAATAAATAAAAAAATTGTTAGTTTAGATGAACCATTTTTAACTGAAGACGCAAAAGAAAATATAATGGTACTTGTTGATGATATATTGGACCCTGAAGGTAGGTCATATAAAAATACTATGAAAATGATGATGGAAGATGGATTACATCTTTTATTATCAAAATCTGATGATGCATGGATTAACTTTTTAAATCCATTTCTAAGATTAATACGTAAAGAAAAAAATAAAAAAATAATAAAAATAAAAACACATGAATAATCAAGATTTAACTAAATTTGAGTTTCTTTTAAGTTTAGAAGGAAATATTGTAGTCCAAAGATATTTTAATGTTAAAGATTACAATCCAAGGTCACTAAGGTCAATGAATTTACATGAATATGTAAAAAATATTTGTGAAGAAATTTTTGAACATTTAGTAATAAAAAGTTCTGATTTTCTATATGAAAATTACGAATATTATGGTGTTTCTGACAATGTGGAAGATAATGAAAATAAAGAAAAAGAAAATTTTTTACTTGAACTTAAGATTAATGACGATGTATTTATTCAAAGAATATTTCCCGCATATTTATTTCACCCTAAAATAAGATATTCTGTAGATATTCGTCCATTCTTGAAAAGATATTTGATGGATATAACAAACATATTATCTTCTCAAGATTTAGAAACAACATATTTAAATTATAAACTTTAAAAAAAATAAAATGAACGACAAAAATTTCGGAACTCTAGGAACATCCTTTCAACAATCTCTTTTGAGAGCAATTATTGAAGACAAAAAATATGGAGAACAAATCATTGATGTTATCGAGAGTAGATATTTTGATAATGTATCTTTTAGGTTTATTTGTGAAAATATAAAAGAATATTATTTAAAATATTCTAAAATTCCGAACTTTGAATCACTATCCTTAAAGATAACTTCAGAAAGTGTTTCTACAGATAGTAATAGAGTTCATTTAGATTCATTAGAAGGTATTAAAAATAATGATGGAGAAATTGAATATGTTAAAGACGAAGCTTTAAATTTTTGTAAACAACAAAATTTAAAGAAAGAATTAAAAAAAATTAATAATATTATTGATAATGGTAAATTTCAAGATTATCCAACAATTGAAAATATTATACAAAAAGCATTACAAGTTGGTTTACCCATAGAAGAATCAATCGATATATTTGATGATATTGATTCAGCTTTAGATGGGGTTATCAGAGAAACTTTACCAACAGGTATCAATGGTGTTGATAATATGTTAAAAGGAGGAATAGGTAGAGGTGAATTAGGTATTGTATTAGCACCAACCGGAACTGGAAAAACAACATTATTAACACTTTTTTCTAATACTGCTTATAACAATGATTTCCATGTTTTACAAATATTTTTTGAAGATAACCGTGATAATATAAAGAGGAAACATTTTACTGTTTGGTCTGGTATTGAACCGGATGAACAATCACATAGAAGAGAAGAAGTAAAACAAATGATTGATGGGGTTAGAAAAAGAAGTAAGGGGTCTTTAAGTTTGTTAAAATTACCGAGCGACTCAGTGACTATTTCTGATATTAAGTCTAGAATAAGAAAACATATTTCAGATGGGAAAAAAATTGACTTATTAGTTATAGATTATGTTGACTGTATAGTTCCAGAAAAAACAAATTATAACGAAGAATGGAAAGGTGAGGGTTCGGTTATGAGAAGTTTAGAGTCAATGACCAATGAATTTAATATTGCAATATGGACGGCAACTCAGGGAAATAGAAATTCTATTTCTTCAGAAGTTGTGACCACTAATCAAATGGGTGGATCAATAAAAAAGGCTCAAATAGGTCATATTGTTTTATCAATAGGTAAAACAATGGAGCAAAAAGAACAAAATTTAGCAACAATAACTTTATTGAAGTCTCGTATCGGTCAAGATGGTGTTATATGGAATAATTGTAAATTTAATAATAAATTACTTCAGATAGACACAGAAACACAAACAACATTACTTGGACATAAAGAAGAACAAGTAAAAAATAACACAAACAGAGCAGTAGAAGTCTTTAAAAAAAGACAAGAATTATTAAACCGTAATTAATTAAAAAAAAATTTACTAAAATGAAAGAAAAGATTTTACAAGAAAATCATGGCAGATTCGTCCTTTTTCCTATCGAACATAACGATATTTGGAAATTATACAAACAACAAGAAGCTTGTTTTTGGACCGCCGAAGAGATTGATTTATCCCAAGACATAAATGATTGGGAAAACAAGTTAAACAACGATGAAAAACATTTTATTAAAAATGTATTGGCATTTTTTGCTGCGTCTGATGGTATTGTTAATGAGAATTTAGCAATGAATTTTGTTAATGAAGTCCAATATACTGAAGCTAAATTCTTTTATGGATTTCAAATAATGATCGAGAACATACATAGCGAAACATATTCATTATTAATCGATACGTACATAAAAGATAAAACAGAACAAAATCATTTGTTTAACGCAATTGATACAATTCCGGCGATAAAAAAGAAGGCTGATTGGGCGATAAAATGGATTAATTCAGATTCTTTTGTTGAAAGATTAATCGCCTTTGCTGCTGTTGAAGGTATATTTTTTTCTGGTTCATTTTGTTCTATTTTTTGGTTAAAAAAGAGAGGATTAATGCCGGGATTAACTTTTTCAAATGAACTTATTTCAAGGGATGAAGGTATGCATTGTGATTTTGCATGTCACTTATACAATAATCATATTATGAATAAATTGTCTGATACTGATATTAAAGAAATTATTTGTAGTGCATTGGAAATTGAAAAAGAATTTATTTTAGAGGCTTTACCAGTTAGTCTTATTGGTATGAATTCTAAATTAATGTTACAATACTTAGAATTTGTAACCGATAGATTGTTGGTTTCTTTAGGTGTTTCTAAAGTATATAATTCCACAAACCCATTCGATTTCATGGAAAATATTGCAATTCAAGGTAAAACTAATTTTTTTGAAAAAAGAGTTGCGGAATACCAAAAAGCAGGTGTTATGTCTAACACATCTATCGAAGATTTAACAAATATTGATGACATTGATTTTTAATTAAAAAAAAATGAAAGTAAAAAAAAGAGACGGTTCCTTAGAGGAGATGAGATATGATAAAATCACAAAAAGAATACAATATTTTTGTGATGATTTAGATAAAAACCATATAGACCCTACATTAATTACATTAAAAGTGACTCAAGGTATATATGATGGTATATCAACAAATGAATTAGATATATTAGCGTCAGAAACCGCAGCATCGTTAGTTACAACACATCCAGATTATGCAAAATTAGCGGGAAGACTTACTGTATCTAATTTACATAAGACTACACCTAAAAAGTTTTCACAATCTATAAAAGAGTTATATTCTTTTATTGAAATTAAAACGGGCAAAGAATCTTCTTTGATTTCATCAGAAATATATCAATTTGTAATTCAAAATAAAGATGCATTAGATTCTTATATAAAACAAGAAAGAGATTTTGATTTTGATTATTTTGGTATTAAAACATTAGAGAGATCTTATCTTTTGAAGAATGGTCAAAAGATAATTGAGAGACCACAATATATGTACATGAGAGTTGCGGTAGGTATATGTAAAGGTGATTTGGATATGGCATTTAAAATATATGATGGCCTTTCACAACATTTTTACACACACGCAACACCAACTTTATTCAATGCTGGTACTGTTAGACCTCAAATGTCATCTTGTTTTTTGATTGGAAATAAAGGGGATGATATTGATGGATTATTCGACACGATAAAAGATGTTGCAAAAATATCTAAATGGGCTGGAGGTATTGGATTACATGTTCACGATGTAAGAGGTAAAGGTTCTTACATTAAAGGTACTGGAGGGGAATCTGATGGTCTTGTCCCTATGTTGAAAACATACAATGAGGTTGCTCGTTGGATTAATCAGTGTTTTTCTCCTGAAACATTATTATACACTAGTGAAGGTATAAAAAGAATAGATGAAATTAAAAGTGGTGATTTAGTTTTAACTAAAGAAAGAAAATATTCTGAAGTTGGGGAAGTTTTTTCTTACCAACAAAATGGTGGTATGATTGAAATTGAAACAAAATCATCATTAAAATCATTAATTTTAACGGATGGACATCCACTATTTGGGTTTAAAAATACCTATAATAGGATTTCTAGAGAAAATACTGATTACCTTAATCAATTAGAAAAGGGAATAGTAGTTCCTGATTGGATAGATAGTGGAGAATATAAAGTTGGTGATTTTATTGGTAAACCAATACCAAAAGAAATTATTGATGTTGATGATTTTACAGAAGATGACGCATTTATTTATGGGTTATTATTAGGTGACGGACATATTACCAGAAAAGAAGTAGGAATATCATTCAATAAATTAACAAATGATAAAGAAGTTGATTTTGTTAAAAAATATTTATCTAAAAAAGATATAAATTTTTGGGAATATACTATCGATGATAAACCATATGTTTCTATTAAGTTTTCTTTATCTAAATTATCTTGGTTATCATATGAACAACTTTATGATGATAAAAAGAAAAAAAGAATAAATAAAAAATATTCACATTTACCATTAAATAAATCTATAAAAATAATTTTAGGATTAATTAAATCGGACGGTGGTGTTTATAGAAAAAATGAAATTCATTTTTATAATACTAGTGAATCTTTAATTGAAGATATATCCTATCAAATACTTAGATTTGGAGTACCAACATATGGTAAGTGGACTAATAGAGAAAATAATAGTGTTTATTTAAAAGAAAATGGTTGTACACAAGAATTTACTATGTCTTGTGATTTAAGAATACCTTCATTTAATGAACTTGCAACTTTATTAAATGTTGATGAGGTGACCAAAAAAAATTGGATAGTATGGGATAACATTCTTTATACTAGAATTACAAGTGTAAAAATGTTGGATAATTATGATGGTAAAGTTTATGATTTAAAAATAAAAGAAAACGACGAGGATCCCTCATATACTTTAACATCTTGTTTAGTTCATAATGGTGGGAAGAGAAAGGGTTCATTCGCTATTTACTTAGAACCATGGCATTCTGATATTTTCGATTTTATTGATTTAAGAAAAAATCATGGAAAAGAAGAAATGAGGGCTAGAGATTTATTTTTAGCTATGTGGACACCTGATTTGTTTATGAAACGTGTAGAAGAAGATGGTGATTGGTCATTATTTTCACCTGACGAAGCGCCAGGATTATCTGATGTATATGATGACCCATATAAGTTTACACAAGAATTTACAGAATTGTATGAGAAATATGAAAAACAAGGAATCGCCAGAAAAGTAGTTAAAGCTAGAAAATTAATGGATGCTATTTTAACTGCTCAGATTGAAACAGGGACTCCATATATGTTATACAAGGATGCTGCAAATTATAAATCTAACCAAAAAAATCTTGGTACGATTAAATCTTCAAATTTGTGTTCTGAAATAATTGAATATAGTTCACCCACAGAACAAGCGGTCTGTAACTTAGCATCAATTGCATTACCGAAATATATTGTAGATGGTGAATTTAATCATCAATTATTATATGAATATACTTATCAAATTGTAAAAAATCTGAATAACGTCATTGACTTAAATTTTTATCCCACTGAAGAAACAAAAAGGTCTAATATGAGACATAGACCAATTGGAATTGGAGTACAAGGATTAGCTGACGTGTTTTGTAGTTTAATGTTACCTTTTGAAAGTGACCAAGCAGATAAATTACAAACTGAAATTTTTGAAACAATTTATTTTGCGTCCTTATCTTCATCAAAAGATTTGGCTAAAGAAAATGGTCATTATGAAACATTTATTGGTTCTCCATTATCTCAGGGTTTATTCCAATATGAATTATGGAATAAGAAAGATGAGGATAATAGTGGTAGATGGGACTGGAAGAAATTAAGAGAGGAAATTTTAAGTTTTGGTGTTAGAAATTCATTATTAGTTGCACCGATGCCAACCGCATCGACTGCACAGATATTAGGTAATAATGAGGCATTTGAACCATTTACAACAAATTTATATACAAGAAGAACATTAAGTGGTGAATTTGTAATGATAAATAAACATTTAATAAAAATATTATTAGATAAAAACTTATGGTCTGAAGATATAAAAAAGAAATTAATTATTGAAAATGGTTCAGTACAAAACATACCTGAAATCCCGACAGACATAAAAGAAGTATTTAAAACTGTTTGGGAAATGTCACAGAAAAGAATTCTTATGATGGCGGCTAATCGTTCAGTTTACATTGACCAATCACAATCATTAAATTTATTTATTGATAATGTTACAAAACAAAAATTATTAGCTGCACACATTTATGGATGGAAACTTGGTTTAAAAACTGGTATGTACTATTTGAGAACAAGATCAGCAGTTGATCCATTAAAAGGATTAGGTATTGATACTTCTATTGTTAATAATTTGATAATAAAAAATAATACTGACATAATAGAGTCGATTAAACCAACCGATTCGTTATTTGATTGTGAAGGATGTGGTTCTTAAAAGAAATAGGTGACTCCCTCAAAGTTTACTGTCGTCAAGGCGTACCTTGAGCATCTATGTTTAGAAAATACAGGGGGTGAATATCTAAACACATTTTATTAATAAAAACCCAACTATGTTGGGTTTTTTTATTTGATAATATTTATAATCAAATAATCTCATTTTATATGGCGAAAACATACGGTATTGATTTTCCATTTAGAGAAAGTAGAAAAGGTTCTTTCTTTAATATGACTGAGACACCAGGTGCTGAAATTAGGGCGAATTTGTTACATTTAATTTTAAGTAAAAGAGGAACTAGATATTATTTACCTGATTTTGGTACAAGACTTTATGAATATATTTTTGAACCAAACGATTCGGTTACATTTCAAATGATAGAAGATGAAATTAGAACGACAGTTAAAAAATTTATTCCGAATTTAGATATAACTGAAATAAGAATAGTACAAGCTGACCAAGACACGGAAGAACTTTCAAGTGTTAGTGAGGAAAGTGATAGTAGATTATTTAGAGTATCTAGTAATTCTTCAAAACCTTATACAGCTAAGGTTAGAATTGATTATGACATTAACAACGAACCATTTAGTTCATCAGATTTTATAATTATTAACATATAATATGGGAAAAAATATTTCATACGCGACTAGAGATTTCGCCGGACTAAGACAAGAATTAGTTAACCTAACTAAACAATATTATCCTGATTTAGTTAAAAATACTAACGACGCTTCTATTTATTCTGTTTTATTAGATTTAAACGCTGCGGTTGCAGATAACTTACATTTCCATATTGATAGAGTTTGGCAAGAAACCATGTTAGATTTTGCTCAACAAAGACAATCATTGTTTCATATAGCAAAAACATATGGATTAAGAATTCCTGGAAATAGACCTTCCGTTGCTTTATGTGATTTTTCAATAAATGTACCAATTAGAGGAGATAAAGAAGATGAAAGATATTTAGGTTTAATCAAATCTGGTGCTCAGGTTTCCGGTGGTGGACAATCATTTGAAACTATTGAAGATGTAGATTTTTCAAATCCATTTAATAGTAAAGGTGAACCTAATAGATTAAAAATACCTAATTTTGATGGAAATAATAGACTAATTTCTTACACTATAGTTAAGAGAGAACCCGTAATAAACGGTGTAACACGAATTTTTAGAAAAGTCATTACTGAAGTTGACCAAAAACCTTTTCTAAAAATATATTTACCAGAACAAAATATATTAGGTGTCACATCTGTAATTCATAAAGATGGAACATCTTTTGGTGGTAATCCCACAAATTCTGAATTTTTAGATATTACAAATAAATGGTATGAAGTAAAGTCATTAATCCAAGATAAAGTTTTTATTCCAGATAGTACTAATGTATCAGATAGGGATAATTTTAAATCCGGAAAATATATTAGTGTTGCTAATAAATTTATTACAGAATACACACCTGAAAATTATTTTTATCTCACTTTTGGTAGTGGTAATGTTGATCCTTTAAATAATTTAGACGATTATATGTCTGGTTCAATGAAAGTTAATTTAAGTACATACCTAAATAATATGTCATTAGGTACAATACCTAAAGTTGGTACAACATTATTTATAAAATACAGAATAGGTGGTGGTAAAGACACTAATATAGGTGTTAACGTAATAACAAGTATCGATGACATTGATTTTGTAATAAATGGACCCAACTCAACAATTAATTCACAAGTTTCTCAGTCTTTAATCGTGACGAATGTAACTTCGGCAGTTGGAGGGGCAGACATTCCATCAATAGAGGAAATTAGAAATATGATATCATTTAATTTTGCTGCACAAAACAGAGCAGTTACATTAAATGATTATAAAACACTAATTGAAACAATGCCATCAACTTTTGGTGCTCCAGCTAAAGTTAACGTTATGGAAGAAGATAATAAGATAAGAATCAAACTATTATCATATGATGAAAATGGAAATTTATCTGACATAGTTTCAACAACATTAAAAAATAATATATTAAATTATTTATCAGAATATAGAATGATAAATGATTATATAGATATTGAAAGTGGTCAAGTTATAGATTTACAAATTCAAATAGATTTAGTTATTGATAAAAATGGTAATGCAACAGAAATAATTACAGATACAATTCAAGAAATTATCGAATATTTTAATATTGAAAAACGTAAAATGGGTGACCCCTTATTTGTTGGAGATTTAAATAGGATAATTGGTCAAGTTAGTGGAGTGATTAATGTTGTTAATACTAGAGTTTTTAATTTAACAGGTGGTGAATATTCTAGCGCTGAAGTTTCTCAAGCATATACCGATAATTCTACAAAAGAAATAAGTCAATCAGATATGACAATTTTTATGAAGTCTAATCAAATTTATCAAATTAGATTTCCTAATAAAGATATAAAAATTAGAACTAAAGTTTTAGGAACAACAACTTTTTAAAATAAAATAAAATAAAAAATTATTTAATAATATAAAAATTATATCTATATTTTAAAAAAATATAATGCAAAAACATAGAATTTCAACAAGAATAGGATTTGACCAAAAAATTATTGTTGAACTTAAAAATGATTTTGATTTGTTAGAAATTCTTTCATTAAAGTTCACACAATCAGACATATATACATCTATGTGTTCTGATTATGGGGTTGTTGTTGGAAGAATATCAATAAATAATGGGTTAGGTGTACCAAATGCTAGAGTATCCATATTTACATCAATTAACGAAGAAGATTTAGAAGATTCTGTAATAAATACTTTATATCCTTATACAACAGTATTAGATAAAAATGATGATGGTTATAGATACAATTTATTACCTTCAAGAAAACAACATAGTGGTCACACACCAACAGGTACATTTCCTGACCAAAAAGATATTTTAAATAGAGAAGAAATTTTAGAGGTATATGAGAAGTATTATAAATACACAGTAAAAACAAATGATTCAGGTGATTTTATGATATGGGGGGTACCTATAGGTACACAAACCATACATGTTGATGTTGACCTTTCTGATATTGGTTGTTTTTCATTAACACCAGATGATTTCATTAATCAGGGATTTGGTATCGATTCTTTTAAAAATGAGTATACATTTAAGTCATCAGAAGATATTGATTCATTACCACAAATAGTAAGTTTCAATCAAACAATAGATGTTTATCCATTTTGGGGAAATGAAAATTTATGTGAAATAGGGATAACAAGAACAGATTTTGATTTGTCGAACAAAGGAGTTAGGATTGAACCAAAGGCATATATTATAGGTGGAACATTTACTGATACGGGAAAAAATTCAGTGAATAAAAATTGTGTTCCTAGATCAAGAATGGGAACTAAATGTGATTTAGTAACAAAAACTGGAATAGTCGATGCAATTAGATTTACAATAAGAAAGGATGACGAATATAGACCTATACTTGAAAATATTCAATTGAATAAAGATATAGATGAAGATGGTTCATTTATGTTTTCTGTCCCTATGAATATGGATTATGTATATACAAATGAATTTGGTGAAAAAGAAATAACAAATGATATAAATAAAGGAATACCAACATCCGCATGTTATAGATTTAGATTTTCTTTATCTAAAGAAGGGTTAGAAAGAGTAAGATCTAGTGCCGATTATTTAGTTCCGAATATTAGGGAATATAGTAATAGTAAAGATAAATCGTATGCGTTTTCAACTAATTATGATGATTATCCTCAACATGCTATTGAAAATTATATTTTAAATAACAAAGGTGGAATTTATTATCCTCAAGATTATTTTTTTAAATTAACATATAATAAAGTTTATACAGTTTCTTCTTTTCATGGATCATATTTCAATACGGCATCTTTTAAGGATAAATTTATTGGATTAAAAGACTTAGTACCATCAGAAGAAAATGATTGTACTAATTCAACATTAACACCACCAGTAAATTTCGGATTTAAAAAATATTCATTTCAGTTATTAATTTCAGATATTTTATTATTTTTTGAACATTTAAGTAATTTATTAATCTTTTTTTTAACAAATACATTAGCATATTTTTTACATCAATTTTCAGATGCCATAGATTTTTGGCCGTTAAGTAAATTATCTAAATTTATTAAAAAAGTCGCATATAGATTTCAAAACAGTTCGCAAAGAAAATTATATTTAATAAATTATCCTGAATGTGAAGAATGTAATGGTGAAAATGAATTTGGAACAGCACAATCTGAATCTGATGTTAATTATTGTAAAGTTGGTACTATTAATATAAGTGGATCTAGTCTTGAAAATAATAGAATTTTAAATGTTAGTAATGATTCGTATAATCAAACAATACAATATGAATCACCCATATGTAGTGGTGCAACATTAATTTGGGACGTTAATCAATGCACAAGTGCTGAAAATTTTGTTAACAACCAAAATGATTATGTTTTAACTTATACTGGTGGAACGAGTACTATAATAATAGTTGAATTATCAGAAGTTTCTTCTAGCCAAGATACTGGATTCCAAATTACAAAAAATTTAGATATCTATAATGTTTGTACGGGTTATACTTTGACATTTAATGACCCTAAAGGTATTTTTAATAATACAATGTTATATCAATGTGATATAAGAGATAAAAATGCATTAGAAAATGATTCAACTACAACCGAAGAAGTTGAAAGTGGATGTTCAATATATGATGTACCATATAATGAAGATATAATAGAAACATATTATGTCGGAACAGGTAGAACACCGTATAGTTCAGGTTCTCTCCCATATGGGTCAAATGTTAGTGCAACTAGATTATCTGATAATGATGATTATGGATTACCAACATCATATGACGGTGAAATATTTTCACCAAATACACCGGCAGATACTAATGGGAAAGCATATACTGAATTTAGTAATGGTATTTTTAGTTTTATACCTGGAACACAAAGTTCAGGTAGAATTTTTAAAATTTTAAAAGAATATAGAAGAAGAAAGAGAGTAGGTCTTTTATTTTGTGGTGGTATTGTAAATTATGGATTTATTGATAATTGGTTAAGTGGTTCATTATATTTTTTCCAATTTAAAGCCAAGGTTAGATGGAAAAATGAATCATCTTTAGAATTAAACGTAAATAGAACAAATTATTGTAAAAATTTATTATATTATAAAGTAAAAGAAACTGAAAGTGGTGATTCAGTTAAAAGATTTTATTATCGGTCAACAACAGCAAGTTCTAGTGGGGTAATATTTGGAGATACTTATAATTTACCAATACCAACTTATCCTTTTTACACTACAGTAAAAAGGATTGGTCATCCCACAACAATGGTTGATTTAGGACCTAGAGATGAATTTATTAAAGAAATTTGTACGGATGAAACACTTGACCCTTCTTGTTCTATTGTAAGATCAATAGGACCATCTTCATTTCAAAGCTTTGGAGAACTTCTTGGTTTAGCTATAAATTATAGAATGGATACTGAATCAAGTGAGGATTTTAGTATTAATAATTTTTTCGATAATCAAGGTTTTGAAAATAATGGATTCGGAAAACAAGTTTTGGATGGAGATATACTACAGCTAATATCTATTAATAACGAAGTTGGTATTGAAGAGTTTAATTTACAAAATCAAAAATATTTTGGATTCTCTTATCAAATATTAGATCCTGAAATATATTATAATGTTTTTAAAAGAAAATCTGATGGTTCTTATATTTCAGGTGTAACAGACAATAGTGGTATTTGGGGACCATTACCTATAACTATGCAATTTGATGAGGATGGTACAAAAGTTAGATATTGTTTAAATGATGTTGGTAGATTAACTGAATCATCACAACAAATTCCTTTCTATCTATGGGACAAGAAAGGTGACGGATTTGGTCCATATAACAATAATACAAAAGACAACCAATCTTGGGATTATTCAAGTATACAAATTCAACCATTACAAGGGATGACATATGGTTATAATTTAACAGGTGTTACAGATAATCCGTCAGATAGATATTTATTACCACCTATCACATATACATTTAGTGGTTTAACAATAACAGGAACAACCATATCATCTGATGATATTGAAAATTTTTTAGAATTTGATATTATTGAAGATTCAGTTACAGATAATCATACAACATACGATACACAATATCCTGGATTTACTTATTTATGGGTTACAGGAGGAACTGAATCAAATCCAACATCAGGTATTTTATATACAAGGTACGGAAATGAAGGAAATTGGGACTCAATAAATTGGAATAATTCAATAAATTTTATAATAAAAAGAACACAAAATTATTATAATGGAAATAAACAAATATTATCTACACCATTTTTATTTTATTTTGGATTAAGACCGGGTAATACTGGATTAGATAAATTTATAAAAAAATTTGGGCCTATAGGTGCGTTCCCATCAATTGAATAATGGAAAAGAGAGAAATAATATTACCGTCTAAAAAATTTTTTGGTGCAATTAATGAAGATCTAAATTTAAAAATTAATTTAGACGAAACTAAAAATTTACTTAGAGAGGGTGAAAGAACTACAATATTAGATACTTCAGTTCTTTTTTCTAAAGAAAGGAATGAAAGTACGTATTATAAAATTTATGGAAAATTAAAAATGATTTTTCGTAATATATATAGTGGTTCCACATCGTATCAACCATTAAAAAATAATTTTTATTACACTACAAATGATGGTGTTAATTTTAATGGATATATGCCGTATAATGAATTTGCTTTCATAAGAAATGATGTAAAAAGACAAGTGAATAATTCGGTATCAACATCCGTTTTATCGGCGTTCACACAAAATATTATTGTTAAAGGTCAAACAGATCATATTGAAATAACACAATCTGGTACACCATATCATAATTGGAATATTTGTTTATCTTACGTCTATTCTGGTGATACAAATCATCCTATGAAGTATACTACAAGTGGGAATACCGTATATAATTTCACCGCTAAAGATGGTATACCATTTAGAGTTAATGAAACTAAAAATACTTATATTTTCACTAGTGACGTTTATCATGGAATTAGTGAAGGTGAATTTATTGTCATATCAGGTGGAACATTAGATAGTTCAGTACCACTATCTGGAAGAACATTTTCTGTTATATCAGTTGGAAATGAATTATTTAACTCTGAAAATTATGTAATAGAAATAAAAAAATCAGAAATACCTATAGGTACTACATTATCGTCCGTGATATTAGGTAAACGATGTATTAATAAAAATAAATTAAATGAAACATTATCTGAATATTATGTTCACAAACATAAAGTATTAACTAATGGTGATGGGTTTATTCTTGATAATATAGGTTTCGAATCATCAATCTGGGAAGATGAAAAAAAATTAATTTTTAAAACTAGTGGAGGTGAAAGTAATAAAATTACATATAAAAACAGAATGGAATGTTTGGTATATGATTTTAAAACACCGTTCTCTTTAACAAATTTAACAAATAATTTAGGGTTTTTACCTACAGATGTTTACGTATCAATAATTTTTAAAAACAAAAACGGTTATTTCGATTATCCATATAAAGTTGGTTATAAGTTTAATTTTCATGATACTTGGGTTGACCAACATTTTAGTGGTAACACGTCCATTGAAAACACCATATCTTACGGTTCGTTTACCAAATCGGGAACTACTTTTATTTCCGGTTCCACAATACAAACAGGAACAACTTTAATCGGTGCATTTATTGAATATAATAAATCTGAATTAAAAGAAAGGGTTATTAGTGAGGCTTTTCATAAAATAACATCACCTTTAGAAATTTTTGACCATAATCAAGATGATACTTCATCATATTCTGGTGTTTCTATAAACAATAAAGTTGGTTTATACTATCAACCACATTATAGAGTAAAACTTAGAGAATTATCTCCATATATTGAAACATCTATAACTAATGAAATTTATGGTCTACCACAAAATGCTAAATATTTCGAGAACGAAGGACTATGGAAATGGAGAGATATTTATGATCATGGATTTATTGATTCAGAAGGGTTTGGAACAAATTTTCCATTTATTAATAATATCCATTACATCAAAAATGATATAAATTTTTATTTAAGGAATGAAGAACAATATAAAAATAAACAAAACTCTATTAAAAAAGTAATAAGATTTAATTGTTAAAGTGAAACTAATAAGAAAAAATAGCGATCAGAATTTAATATTAAATACGAATCAATCATTTAAAATTGATTTAGGATGGACAGAGAATGCTGAAAAATTAGAAAAAGAGGTTTTATATCAAATCATAAATCCATCAGACAATTATGAGACTGTTAGATATTCACACAATTCATATATAAATAATAATGGATTTGAACAGTCAGATATATGGTATTATTTTTATTTTGGTGATTATTCTTTTCAAACAATAAGTCCTGTAGAGTTAAACATAACTGGTGTTACATATAAACAAGATTATAGATTAATGGATATATCATTACAAGAAAATGCATTAATGTTAAAACAATCAACTGAAAGTTTTTTTAGATTAGAATTTTATAAAACACCAAATGATGAAAAACCAAATAATCTTAATCGAAGATTAGTTTTTTCAAAAAACTTAGGTATACCTAGTGGAGAAAAAATTTTTTATACAGGAAAAACAGAAAATGGTAACGTATCATTAAATGATTATATATATTTTCCTGTTTTTGTTGGTTCTAATTTTAAAAATAAAGAAAATATGTATCTCTTCTGGTTTTCGGACGATACTCCATTTAGTGAAACAAATTTAACTGGAAATACATTTTATATGACTGCCAAGTTTTATAATTCAAAAACTGGAGATATTTTTGATTTTACAAATAAAACAAAAACACCAAACGGTTTAATTTTAGAAGAAAATGATTTATATTATAAAGTAATTATAGATAGAGCAAATTATTCATATCAAGTTTTTGAATTTAATGGTTCTTTAGGATCTAGAATTGGTCAATCTAATAACCCAATAGTTTTTTATGAACGATTTTTATAATGGAAAAGAATAGATATAAATTATTAAAAAAAAATATTCCAAAACTTAAATTACATTCATTAACTGGACGGTATTGGTACGATTATTTTAATAATTTGATTCCATGGTCGGAATCAACAAATCTTCCACCATCTAATGGTGATATCGTTTATAATATTTCAAGTAATATCTCTGAAGGATATTATATTTGGTCAGGTTCTACATGGGTTTCAATAAATGAATCTACAGCTTTAGGTGATTTTCAAATACCTATATTCTTAGAATCATCAGTCGATGAGATGGGAATTATGGTTGGTTTTGACGGAAAAATTGAACAAGTAGAACAAATATGTAATTTTTCATATACTCAAACAGGTAACACATTACAAGTATATAATACTATAGATACAAGTAAAGTTTCTGAATTAAAAGAAATTGTTTTTACGGTTGACTGGGGAGATGGTACTACAAGTACATTTGTTGCACATACAGGTAGTACACTTAATTCAGTTACTAAAACATATGGGTCTACCGGTATTAAAATAGTGAGTATATCACTTAAAACACCTTGGTTAGACTTTAAATTATCTAAAAATATAACAATACCTTCAAATACAACAATTTCAAATCCATTAGGTACATTTAGTGGATTTACAATACCTTATACCACGATTACTAATCAAAGTTTGAATTATTTAAATAATTTAGAGTACAGTAGAAACGGTGTTACAGGAAATACAATAATAAATTTCGCATCTATAGGTAGTAGTAGAATTAATGAAAAAAAACTTTATGGTTCTAATACATATTCTGGTGTAACTATTGGAAATGAATCTGGATTAACTTATAGTGGGTATTCAATAGACGGTCTTTTTTACAAAGATTTTAGTGATGGTATCACAGTAATTAATGGAGCTACATCAGGTTTTACAAAAGAAGAAGTAATAAATCTTGTGGTTACTAGAAATGAACATTTTATTGGTTTTATTGATGAACCAACAATTTTTTCTGATATATTTGTAGAAAGAGGCAAACAGGGTGTTTTAGAAAAAACACTTAGATTATCGGAAATAGATAATGTTGGAGAATTAAATATATACGGAAATGGTTTTTTTAATATAAAAAAACAATAAGAATTATATTTATTAATAATAGAAAAAATAAAAATAAAAAAAATAATAAAAAGTGAGTGTTGGATCATACGGAATAATTAGACCATCAGATGTTTCACCAGAGGATGTTGAAATATTTTATCATTATGTTTCTGGAAGAACTAGTGATGTAATCCCAGAATTAAAGAAATTAAATTCTAGTGATATTTTAACACCTGTTTTTCATAATTCTAATACAACAACTGACACTTCTGCACCTAATGTTGAAGTATTAGGTGGATTATATAATTTAAAATTATCTTCAGCGGATTTTTCAGAATTAGGTGTTTATACTATACATATTAGACCTAAACAAATAAGAACAACAATAACGGATTGTGGTATTTTAGCGTCCCTACCATCAGTTAGAGGTTTAATTATAGATATAAGTAATATACCAACAGCTGATAAAAATAAATTTACACCCCAAGGATTAGTTGGTTATAGAATAGAGTATATAAACAGTTCAGATAATAAAAAAATACCAAATTTTTATAGGATTGTAACATCTTCTTTTTATTGTACCCCTGTTGTTTCAAATTTAACAAGTACTAGTGATAAGTCTTTGAGATATCAATATAGTGAACAAACAACAACTTTTTTATTTTTAACAGTTACACCATCATCAGCCCCTTCAAATAAACCTAATACAACACCTTTTATTGGGTTACCATCACAAAAAATTATTTTAACTAATACTTTTTTGAATCCAACAACAATTGAGGTTGAAATGGTTGAACATGATACTACTACTTTAGCACATGCGTTATATGGAAATCAGAGTAAGGCGGTATCTCAAGGTATTTATACAATTTACGATAATAATAATAATATATACAAACAGTACAATCTTTATGAAGTTAAAGATGAATTTAACGAAACTTTATATGAAGTACGTGAAGAGAGAACTGATATTGACGAAACTTTAAATTTTGATACTATTACTGAATAATGGCTAAAAGAAAAGTACCAAATCAAGCGTCTAACGGGTCAGAGACTTTTAATGATAATTTAGTTGGAAGACAAATTACCACTGGTAGTCCTTCTCTTGCAAATACGGTATTTGAACTTGATAAAGTAATACCAGAAAAAGATACTAAATCTTTTAGGTCAAATTCATTTTCGGATTTCATAACATTAGATGATATTAATAAAAAAGAAAATGTTAGTGAAACAGAAATAACAAGTCAAGTAAAGAAAAAAAAATCAATTCAGTTTAAAACAAATAAGAGAAATGCTGATAAATCTTTATTTGGTTCATTAAAAGAAAGATTACTAGTTTCAATAACTAAAATAATAAATAAATTTCCTAGCGGTATAGAAATAAATGCTTCTGGACCAATTTCAGATAATTCAAATTCAGCATTTAATATCGTATATGATAATAGTTTAAATAGAACAACATTTTATGTAGAACAAAATAAAATTTTTAATCCATTTGATGTTTCATTAATAACACCAAATAGTTTATTAAAATCAACAGTAGAAAATGAAATAAGAAATTTTTATTCTTCATATACAAATTATGTTGTATCTATTGATGGGGAAAATTATCCTGTTCTTAATTACACTGAACCAAATTCATTTAATCAAATAATATTGGTTGTTAATGGTAATCCATTTAATTCATTAACAACATATTCTAAAAATTTTATTATTCGACCAAATAACGGATTGGTTGAAGAATTTTTTTCACAATTAGATGATGTTGAAGAATCTCTTTTAAATAGAGAAACTGTACCAATTTATTCATCTAGATTTGAGATCCCTTCCGATAGTAGTGATGGTACAAATATAACATTACAAAACGTTGAATATAATTGGCCAATATCTAAAGATGGGTGGAATATATCAATAAATGGTTTAGAATTTGAAACGTATATTGAAAATTTAAAAACCGTTGCTGATGAAATTGATAATTATAAATCTAATATTGTAGTTAGATTCTTATCATCACCACAATTATTTGAATTTGATACGGAGGATAAAAGATCACAAAATGTTTTTCAATTATATGGACAAAGTTTTGATAGTGTAAAAAAATATATTGATAACATAGCTTATATGAGAAATATTAGTTATGATGGTATCAATAATCTACCCGACATTTTATTAAAAAATTTATCAGAAAATTTAGGATTAAATAGTACGAATTTATTCGATGAAAAAACATTAAATGATGTTTTATATACACGGTCAACATCATCTTATGAAGGAGTTTCATTAGGGTTAAATTTGGTAGAATCTGAATATGAATTTTATAGAAGGATATTAGTAAATCTAGCATATATTTTTAAATCAAAAGGAACAAGATCTTCTATTGAATTCTTTTTAAAATTTCTAGGTGCCCCAGAACCTTTAATAAAAATAAACGAACACGTTTATCGAGTAACATCATTTCCAAATAGTTTTGATTTAGAACAAGATATATACGATGTTATTACTGGAGAAAAAAAATATTATGTTGCTGAATTTAATACAACAAATTATACATATACAAAAACAGAAATTGGTGGTAGTACTAATTTTAGTAGATTAGGGTATCCTGTTGATGAAACTACTGGATTACCTAGAAAAGCGTTTAGTGAAACTGACGATATTTTTTTTGAGAAGGGTTCTGGATGGTATGATATAACTTTAGACCATAGGTCTCCAACTGTCATAGATGAAGATAATTCTAATTTAACCGGGAGAATAAAAACTATAAAAACTAAAAATAAATCTTATACATACGGTGAGGATTATTTTGATATTTATAGGACTTTACCAGGATTAGACACTGGTTTTGGATTACAATCTGAAATTGACAATATTAAATCTAGTAATGTTGATAGTGATTCTCCACTAATTCTTAATAGAAAAAATATTTCAATACATATATCTCCTTCTAATTCTATAAATTATGATATCTATAGAAAATCTAGAGATTTAGGTATTTCATTTGGTACCGCAACTCTACCACCACAAACTGGTGTGACTTTTGCTCAATTTGTGAATAATTTTATACACACACAAATTAAAAATTCGCATGTAATAAAATATAAAAAGAACTATATTGCTCTTGAAGACATATATCGAGATTATATTTCACAAAATGGATTTGAATCATTTACATTTATCGATTCAAATGAATTTGTAAATAAAATTAGTCCATATTGGATACAATTAGTTGAACAACTTTTACCATCAACTACATTATGGACCGGAGGTAATTTAATTGAAAATAATTTATTCGGTAGATCTAAATATCCATATAAATTAGGTTGCCAACCTAAAGAGTTTGTTGAAGATTTATACCCAGATTTTTATACTGCAATTGAAGAAGATTTAGAAACATTACTCGGAGAAGAAGAAAATTTCAGAGGATTAATTAATTTAACTGGTGTTACGTATTATCCCGTAATTGAAATAGATAATGTAATTTATGGTGGACCAAATTATGATAATTTAACTAATGATATGTATGTAGTTGTTAGTGGATCAACAACAACTACAAATAGTGCTAAATTATTTGATTTATTTCCAATGACCGGATGTACTGATTTAGTAAATAATGATCCCGTTAATATTGCGTTAATTTCAGAGTATAAAAATTATATAAATCCAGATATTATTAAAATAAAAAGTTTATGGTTAAGAAGTGTAATTAATTTAATCAATTCAATTACTTTAACTAGAAATTCTTCTGGATATGAAAATTATACACCGTTTCTTAATGCTAGTGGAAAGACATATACCACAGAAACATTACCAATGTTATACTATGATATATTTACTGATGAAAATGGTGTTGAATTAATAAAATTTTCATCATGTAAGTTTGATATAGAATTTTGTTCAGTAAAAGATTATTTTAATTTTAGATTTGAAACTGATTATCAAACTATAAAATTAACTAATAGATTAAGTGTTGAAGTAAGCGGTAATGGTGAACATTATTGTGAAGAACCTGAAAATTGTATATTAACTTCAGATATTTTTATTGATATTGTCGGTACAAAATTTGGTGTTCAAGACGGTAATGATTGGCCATTTTTTATATATACCAATTGTACGAGTGGTCATAGTGAAAATAGTAGCATTCTTATTGAAAAAGTTAGTGATTGTAGATTTAAATTAACAGGAATTACTCAAAATGATGTTATCGATTTTAATATAATTGACGCGGCAAATAACGAAGTTAAATTTAAATTATTAGGATTAAATCCTAAAATTGAATATGATGATTTAACTACGTCAAGTGAAAAAACTCATGTTGAGTTTTTAGAATTTATCGCATATCAAGGTACAACAGGTAATACCATATCTAAAATATCCGGAACTACTCTATGTGATGATTATTTTTGTTATTCAATTCAACCAAATGTTGAATATGTGTCTAATTTTGATTATGGTTTGAAAGAAGACAGTATTATATTAGTAGTTCCACAAAATATAATAATTAATAGCGGTACAACCAAAGAAGAAATTGAATCATATATAACTGGTGGAACAATTTCTAAAAAAACGGTAGGGGAATTACAAAATGGTGAATATATTTTATCTGTAAATTATTTACCTATTTCTGGATTTACTAATCAACAATTTATAGAAGCCAATGAAAATGGATATTCATTTGTGTATGAATACACAAAATTATTAGTAACAAATAAAATATGTTTAGGTTCTGTTAAAAAAAATATTATCACCGGACAAACTAAAAATGGTGATGTAGAAATATTTGAAGTTTTGCCTAACACACAGTTACGTGTGTATACTAACAAATATATTGAAAATTTTGGATTAGTAACTAAAAATATTTTTCATTTTGATGATAGGTTTCCTGAAGAATTACAAATAAAGACGTTAAATATTGATGAAACTTATGATAATGGTGATTATTTAATTGACCAATATGGTAATTTAATAGAAGTTATTTCTGTTGATTTAAATTATCGTGAAATTAGTTTATATTTTAATTTGAATGTATCAAAAAACAATACCATATTTTCTGAACAACATATGACAATATTTGATGGTAATATAAACCATCAACTTTTAATGAGACATTCATATAGTAAACATCCTAATATTAGTTTTAAATCAGGACAATATTATATTGATACATTAAATTGTAACGTTATTCCATCAAA